TTGGTGTTAATCCCGTAAAACTATATGAAGGTAAACCAGAACCACTAGCGGAAAGTATAAATTCATCAATTGTGTTATCGGGGTCACATATTGGTGTATATGGTGTACCATTAATATCTACTGTATCTCTAATAGCGGTACCTTCTCCAACTTTACAATATAATTCATCAGGTCTATTTGATGAGATTATAATTTGCTCACTAGAAAAATTTTCACAAGATTCACATTCAGGATATACAACAATTGGTAAATTTACAGTACCGAATCTTTGTAATGGTTCAATAACTAATGAATCAAAAACCTCAAAAGGTCTCCAATCTATTAAAGTAGCACCAAATGCTCTAATATAAATTCGTATATTAAAAAGAAATTGAAATGGTATTATCAATATTTGTAGGGCCCCAATAAAGGCGGTATATATTATTCTTTCAAATACACTAATTACTACTGCTAATAATATAGGAAAACTAAATCGTCTCCATCCGTAATTAATTGGAGGGGTTACTATACTTGATTCACAATCCTCTTCTTCTTTAGGGGATATATCTTTTATCCCGATGTAATTGTCCTTTCCTCCTTTAAAATGACTTCCAATGTATGAACTAACAGTATATACCTTATTATATGTAAATCTAAAAAAATAATCTTCAGGAAAATAACTACCGTAAACTTGATTAAATATTACCGTAGAACTAACGGCCGGCGAAGGGTAATCATTCCAATCCAAAGAAAAAGCATAAGAACCGTCAATATCGGAATTATATTCTCGTATGTTTGGTAACAAATAACTACCAACAAATCTAACTCTACCTAATTCATTGTTTTTTCCCGAAATTCTAAATCTATAACATGCAGATGTTGGTATACCTTTATTTGGGTCATTTGTAATTTCTGTTTCACCAAATTCATTTGTATATTGATATTCCATATTCATTGGTAGCGGTACTACAAATGAACCGTCATCATCTACATCCTCTTCAATTTGATAAGTTTCTAAAATTGGTCGACCTAATGAATCCTTTGATGATGTAAATCTTATCATTTCAATTTCCGCGGCAAAAGTTGTTAAATCACACTTTCTACCCATCGCACTCCTTGGTCTACAATTTTTGTTTAAAGTATTTTTTCCTTGGTCTGAATATATTGACCCAATTAAATATGCTTTTGGTTCAACTTTAACTCCTTGACTCGATAAATCAAAGTCGGTTCTAGTTATTCCAATCTCACATAAGTCTTCATTACCCCAAAAAGGATATACTTCGATGGTTTGATTGAACGATATGATTTGAGGTAATGAATCTAAATCTTCAGAAGATTTAAATGAATATGTATTTTTAAAATTATCAACCCCTTTACCTTGTCTTATAAAATCATCCGGTCTTAATGAAAAACAACCAATGTCGGACAAATCAACATCAACATGTATAGTTTGGGTACCAACAGGTACTCCCCATATCATAAAATCACCAGCATTGTTTGTTTTTACGGTGTACTTATAATATTTTTCATACACTTCTAAAACTTCTTCTCTTGTTAGTATGTCCAATTGGTCAGGAAACGTACCTGTTGGTTCATGACCACCGTGTTGTTTTCTTTTTGGTAATAAATTATATCTATAACCATTTTCATCTCTATCGTTTACGGTTGTATATGGATACAAAGCAGATATTACTGGGTCATTACTATCTTCATCAGAAACAGGAATAAAAATAGAAACTCTTGCATTTGGGACACCAAATCCATTGTTTACAAATATTCTACCACATACAACCCCATAATCAGAGCACATAGACGTATACGCTTCTGTTTGGGTAAATTTAAGAGATAATATCTCTAAAAGGTCGAAATCGTTTTTTAATTCAACGACAACCTTTTGGTCTCTTCCTACATTTGTTGAAATTCTATGTTTTTGCATTTCTATATAAATAGAAAATAAACAATTTTCTATTTAAAATAAATCCAATTTAAAATGTGGTTGTTCCTAAAGATTTAACTCTAACTTTAATATCTTTTTCAGGAAACCTAATTTGATATATTTGATTGGATTTCATATAAATTGTCATGTCTGATTGTAAAATTTCTTTTGTTGAATCATTAACATAACTTTGGGCAACTTCTGATGATGAATATTCTCCACCAATATTATTGAATACTCTTACATCGACAGCATTTACAACACCCGCAACTTCTCCGATTATTCTATACAAATCACCAACAAAAAGGGGGTCACCCATTTTTCTTTTATCAATTGAAAAATAATTAACAACATCTTCAATAACCGTTCTAACTATTTCTGTTTGATTTCCATTTTTGTCTACCACAATATCCAATTCTAAAGAAAAATCAACAACTTCACCACTTTCAATTTCTAAAAAGTCATTTATCATCCTATATTCGGATAAATAAGTTATGATATTGTTTTTTAAGGTTGATGATACAGTATCAATTAAATTACCATTTTCGTCATATGACAATAATTTAACTTTTATTTTATTATCTTCTTCCATTACATTTACCTTTGCCGGTGCACCATATGTTGCTGGCATTGTCTCAATCATTGATTTATAATCGTTTAATGTGACCGCTCTATTTTGTGCTGCAAAATTGTAAGATATTAAATTTCTAATTTCTTCAATTGTTGGTTGGTCTGCACCACCAACTGCGGGTGTTATATTTGTCACCGTTAATGAATTTTGAACTTGGGTGTTTGTGGTTGCATTTGGCCCATTTAAAACAAAATCAACATCATCAACACTAGTTATAATATTGATACCTAAATTACTGTCTCTACCCCCACCGATTCTATATTTTACAAACAATGTTGTATTTGGTTTAGGTAATGCACCTAAAGAGGTGTTGTTAAGATAAACACCTAAATTTACTTTTAAATTACCAGTATTATAATTATCCAAATTATCCATTGGATTTACATTCCCCGAACCAAATGTTATTGAAAAATAATTTTCAGGTGTATATTCTGTTATAAATTTATTTGATACCGAAAGATATGTTCCTGAAATAAAATTATCAGAATCCGATGCTCTTGTTGGGTCAGGAATAAAAACCTTATCTTGCATTAAAGTTTTTACCTCGTACCATTTATTTGTTGAAACCAAAAATTCAGAATCAGTTGGGTTGTTTGTGAAACTTACACCTTCTTTATGAATTACTGAAGACACACCTAAAACATTTTGTTCGGGTAAATATAATTTTAAAAAAGGTTTTTGGTCTAATTCTGTTATTACTCTTCTATATATTCTTGTTACACCATTAATAACGGCCTCTCTTTTGACAATTGAATATGATATTAATCTGTTATTACCATCAAAATTTGGTATTTTTAATCTATTAGGTTCCCCTCTATTATTAAATGGGTTGGAAAAATCAATATCTTCAATTGTTTCAAATACTTGCCCTCCGCCAGATACTTGTGCTCCCGTTTTAATTGTACCTAAATATCTAGTGTCTTCTTTATCTCCCCTAACAGGTACTTGTATTGTAAAATCACATAACGCAACGGAAGGTCTATTTCCAGGTATTTTTAACCCATAGGTTTTAGCGATATGGTATAATGACGTTCTTTGTTGTGCAAAATCTAAAATTGTTTCCTGCCAAACCCTATCAATGTGAAAATGTAAATTATCCGCAACCGCGGCATTTAAATCCAATAATACCGAAAAGATAGATGCGTCGTTTGTGTTTTTTATTAAATCAGGATAGTATTCTCTGGTTAAATTAACCAATTCTTGTCTTAAACCTGAAAAATCTCTGACAGCGTATGATATTTTTTTACTCATATTAAATGTTTATAATTATAAAGTCAGATGAAACAAACGGTTCGTTATTAATATCATAATCCACCCTAACTTTAGCGGTATATGGTTTAGTTGAAAAATCCGAAACCCTAAATAATCTAGAATCTTCGTCTTCTTGAGGACTGGTAGGTTCTTCTTCATCTTGGTCTGCGGCGGTTACTCTTATAGATTTTATTTCTAAATTAGGGATATACAATTTAATTGATGTTCTTATTTCATCTTCAATTTGTCCCCACGTTACCGCATCATTTGGTTCGAAAATGAATTCGTATAATCTTGTTCCAAAATCAGGTAAATAATATCTACTACCTTTTCTTGTTAATAAAAGATGAATTAAATTAGCACGAATTTCCCTTTCAGGAGTTTCTGTCATAATTAAAAAATCACCTTTTAAACTTGTTCTGAATGGAAAATCAATACCATATGTTACCGCCATAGTAATAAATATTATAATCTATTAATTAGATTTTTTATTTTGTTTGTTTCTTCTTCTATCTCAATATCTTTATGTATGAATTTTGAACCTAAATCTGTTTTTAATGACGGTTTATATTCTGAATCGGGATGTAAACTCTTCATTTTTTTTATCAACATTGAACCAAATCCTTCTCTTCTTCTGTCTTTTTTTACTAATATATCACTAACAGTTATTTCATTTTCATAAATAACATATTCAACCATTCCTAATACATTTTTTTCATTTAATCCTTTTGGGTTTTCAATGTCATCTTCGTATACATATAAAGTATAATTATTTTGACCATAATAAGAATCTGTGTGTTCGTGAGAAAATTTTATCTTATTCATTTTCTATAAATACATCAAAAAAAAATCCCATCAAAAGATGGGACTTTAATGTAAAACGATAAATGATTAAATTATGAACCACAACCCTCACATTCAAATGGTGAATCACTTGGTTTAATAGATAAAACCGTTTCTTCAACATAATTAGTTGTTAAATTTTGTTCTTTAACAATGGTTGTATTTTTCTCAATATTTGGTTTAGATGATGAGGTGTCAACACCTAACCCTTTAATTGGGTCAACCGCCGCTTTGGTTCTAAGATAATACATTCCCGTTTTCAGCCCAAGTTTCCATCCGTATAGATGTGCCGCCATGACTTTTGTTTTACTCGCATTATCAATAAACAAATTCAAAGATTGAGATTGGTCGATATAAACCGACCTATTTGCCGCCATCGTTAAAATTCTTTTCTGTGACATCTCCCAAACAGTCTTGTAAACTTCTTTTACATCAACAGGGATTTCGGGGATATTTTGAACTGAACCATTCTCCATTATTAATTTTTTCTTTATGTCATCAGACCATAATCCTCTTTCCAATAATTCATTAACCAAATGTTTGTTAATTACAATGAACTCACCACCCAACGTTCTTCTTGAATATAAGTTAGATGTGAAAGGTTCAAACGCTTCGTTGTTACCAAGTATTTGGGCGGTAGACGCTGTTGGCATAGGTGCAACTAATAATGAATTCCTTACACCAAATTTAACAATCTCTTTTCTTAAAGATTTCCAATCCCATCTACCACTATTGTCCTCGTCTTTTTTACCCCAAAGTTCATACTGAAATATACCTTGAGATATTGGTGAACCTTCGTAAGATGAATAAGGTCCGTTTTCTTTTGATAAGTCTTTTGATGATGACAAAGCCGCAAAATATATGGTCTCAAATATTTCAACTTGTAGTTTATCAGCCTCTTCACTTTCAAATGGTAATTTTAATATGCAAAAAACATCAGCCAATCCTTGAATACCTAAACCAACGGGTCTATGTCTCATATTTGAAAGTTTTGTTTCCTCTGTTGGATAAAAATTTAAATCAATAACATTATTTAAATTCTTTACTACTTGGTACACGTATTCATAAAGTAACTCGTGACTAAACTCTTTATTAATTATATATTTCGGTAACGCGATAGATGCCAAATTACAAACCGCCTGTTCTTCAGGACTTGAATATTCTATTATTTCACTACAATTAAATGTTTTTAATCCTTGTGAAATAAAAATGTGTTCATCGTTATAAATTG